AAAGAGACCTGATGGAAAATGATCCTGAAGCATACGCTGAATTTCAAGAAGTTAAAAAACAGTTTAGAGGACAGCAAGGGGCACATTCAAAAGCAATTATAGAATGGGGTCGTATGGGAAGGACTGAAGGATTTGAAGGAGGAACACTAGAAAGAACACAAAACGGAGTAGCTGTACCTGAAGGTGAAGAGATGGAGGATTTACAAGGGTCTATTGAACGGGGAACATTACCCACAGGAGATGCCATTGATAATATGACTGACCGAGCAGGCGGAGGTCCAACTACAGAGCAAGGGCCTGTTATTGTAAATAACACAGTACCTGCACCGGCACCTACACCACCAAGTGATGAGCCTAATATAGCTATTATGCCTTCTAGAGTTAGAACTTCTGATAGCGTTATACAAAGATATCAAGACAAACGTTTTAGAGTCTAATGAAACATCAAGACGAAGAGGTATGGGAATACACCCATCGATTAAGACGTCATATTAAAAAACCAATTGAATTAAACGCGTTTGCTATAGTTTTGACACTCTGTCTGACAGGCGTGTTGCTCTATTACCTACTTGCCTAGCCCACTTACTATCTAACATTTCCTCAGAAGCAAGTTTCCAATGATGGTTCTCTAAATGATTGATAAACTTTTTAAATTTACTTAACCTAGGTCTTCCTAAGTTGAACATCATATTAACAAGAACTTCTTTTAATTCATCTGGAAAATTATTCCAACGAGCCTCAAATAATACTTCACATTCCGCTATAGATGTATCTAAGTCTTGTTGAAAGACTTCATATATTCTATCTTCGGAAACATCATAGCCTTCCGGAAGACCGTCTTCTTCATCATCTTTTGTAATCAAGTGTCCTATTCCAAACGTTAAAAATCCTAAGTGATCTTTGTATATACCATATACAATACCCTCATCAATTTTTAATTGTTCATAGACATTGTCTCTATTTTCTTTTTTCATTATTGTATCCTAACATTATGTCGGGTTTGAGAAAACATACTGTAATACTGATCCTTAGTTTCTCATATTTAATATTATCCGGATCGGGATAGCTTTTATTTAAACCTTGTGAGTCATCTTTCTTATATATGTAAGAGTCTGTCCCAGGTACTTCGTGTTCTAACCAGGCTGGCCACATTAATAAATCGCCTGTTTCTGGGTAGATTGTTTCTTCCAAATTAAGTTTAGATATTCCTGGTACTGAACTTGTTACCAGACTGTTTATAGGAGATCTAAAAGTTATTGGTGCATGCTCTTCTTCTTGTTGAACATAATAAGTTCCAACTAAACAATATTGTGAATGGTGGTGCCAAGGATAATCATCTGTTTCATCAAAGACGCTCCACCATGCTTGTACTGGCCAATATTCCTCTAACTGTTCAATCCACATATAATCAGACATTTCTTTAAAATATTTTAGTGCATGTTGATGTATTATTGCTCTTAACGTTTTCCAACCATCTACACCTTCCATTGAATCTTTACCTTTATCATAAGCATGATTTCCTTCACTATCATATAGGCCTAATTTTCTCCAATGTTTTCCTTTTAAAGGATTCTTTTCTAAGTAATATGCTCTTTCGTCATATAACTTTGTAATAGATGTGGCAAGTCTTTTATTAAGATCAGGATAATTTGACTTTTGTAGATACAGTTTTGTAGGAAATAAATCAATCATATTTTGCCTTTATTATTTCTAAACATTCTTCATAAGTTTTATCAAATATTGATACTTTAAAAAGGTGTCTTGTAGTTGTTGGTGGCATAACACCATGCCAATGTTGAGTGTTAATTAATGCAGTTTCATAATACTCATCAATGTCTGAATCTATTCCTTCCATATTATTATCGTGTGGTTCCATACGGAAAGTTATAGGGTCTGGATTTTCATCTAATAAAACATTAACAGCACATTCCGTTTTTCTATCTTGATGAAATGGAAAACGATACCCTGCTTGTTGTATATAAAATATTGGTCTCGCATCTAAATGGCCTAATCCTAAAACATTTCTAAAAAGGTCTGCTACTTGGTTTGCATATCTTTTCTTTGTAAATTGAATATTCAAAAAGTCTAATTGAATTTTTGTTTTAGGATCAACAAAAGGCATAAGAATTTCACTCTTTAATTCTTTTAAAAGACGTTCTTTATTTACTCCAAAGTCAAATCTATGTATCATTGTAATAATGGGATTATATATTTGCCTGATAAATCTTTTGGACCCATTATTAATTTACTTGGGTTCTCATGATGATTCTTATGGTAATCCTCTCCTCCTAAAAATATGTTAGATATCCAACCTAAGTTTGTTGGTTTACCTCCTTTATGGCCATTCCAATTTAAGTGCATTGTAAGAATCCAACTCCAACTGAACATGAATGCTAACCACACTACCAACCAAGGACTAATTATGCCTAACAATATTAAAAATGTGATATATAACTTCCAATAATGTTTGGTTAACCAAACAGCATCTTTATTCTTAGCATAATTCCTCATAAAGATTGGTCTTGTATCAGCATACAAACCAAAGAAAAATCTTATAAGTCCTATTTCTTTTGGATTGTGAGGGTCTCCAGGTTCGTCACTATATTTGTGATGGTTTAAATGTGCATGTACATAATGTCCAGGCGGAGTTAATCCAGACAAGACCATACAAGAAAGCATTAACTTCCTTCCTAAGTATGAGGGTTTAAATTGATTATGCGTTAACCAACGATGATATCCTATGTTGCCTAATCTTGCCACCGAGACTGCCATTATAAAACCTAATATAATTTGCCATATAGGTAATGTTGTTATGGCCTGAGGAACACCTAGTATAGTTATTAAAAATAATAATGTAACCCGAATAACTGTCCAATCACTAAATTTCATATCACTATTTATGTACAAAAAGAAGCCCTCCTAAGAGGGCTCCAAAACTTTGAAAGTTTAGTCTTCAGCCAGGGATTTGAAATATGACAAAGTTTCATCTTCATCATCTGTGGTTGAAGGTTCTGGTGCTGCTTGGACGGACTTTACTTTTTCAATAAAGTGATCGTCTGCTGCATCATTTGTAGTTTGAGAGATCTGCTCAGCCGTTGCGACTTTAGGACCACCTGAAAGAACTAAATCTAATTTAGCTTTAAGTTCTTCATAAGTTTTGAATTCACCGGGTCCAACCTTCTCTTGTAAAGAATGTTGTTTACCCCAAATTTCTTCAATTTTCTCATCACTACCATCAATAGGTGAAGAGTTATCAAATTCACTCTTATCATAATTACGATATCCTTCTACCTGTCGAATTTTTAATTTGAAGTTTGCTCCTTCCCAAAAGTCAAAAGGATTGACTGGTTTCTCATCTTCAAACTGTGGTTGCATAACATCTTTAATTTTATCGAAGATCTTCTTACCAAATTTGTAGTAATATACATTACCTACTGTTTCTGGATTAGATGAGTCTTCAACGACTAAAATGTTTGCATAATAATTTAGGCGCCTCTTTTGCTTACGGGCAATATCCTTATTAGCTTCAACACCAGAGTTCCAAAGTTCGGAATTTAATTCTGAGACTGGATCTTGCTTGTTTAAAGTTGTAAGTGAATTTTCGATATACCATTTACCGGTTGGTCCTTGGAATCCGTGATTCCACATTCTAACCCACGGCATATCTTCGCCTTGAGGTGCAGGCAAGAACCTAATAACGGCGTAACCGTTACCTGCCTTGTCTACTGTTGGTTTCCATTCCCGCTCATCACCTTTTTTAAATGATTGGGGATTTGAGATTTTTTCGACTTCCTTCATTAAGTTGTCGAAGTTTCCGCGTTGTTTGCGGAGTTCTGAAAGTGTATTAAACGACATATTATTCTCCTGTATTGCGTTGTATTACGTTATATTTTCGTTGTATTAGAACTATTTCTAGCTCTAGCAATGTTATTTATAAGAGTTTCATGTTTAACTGCTAGTGTTTTGGTATTACACATTACAAACGGTTCGTACCTTTTAACTAATAAACATGTATCTCCTATTAATAAATCACCTAAATAATCATCTATAAAAGGCAGTATTTGGTTTAATATAACAACACTTTCTATTGATATATGTTTACCTAACAATAGCCTTATTTCTACTGGATGATCGTTATTAGTGCCCATTAGTTTTTCTTCAGAGTTTAGTATAACTTCTAAATCCTGTCCAAACGTGTAACTAATTCTATCTTTTCTAGCTTCCCAAGCTTTAAATATTTGGTGGCTTTCTATACCATAAGGCATACCACACTTCTTTTCTCCTGCTGCTGCATTAGCAACCGACAATGCTACAAACTCATCTTTTTTATATTTGTCGCATACCATTTTAAACATTCCTGGCAAACCTATTTTAGCTTCAAACTTGTGTTGTGGCATAGCAATTGCTCTACCAAACTTGTATCTATCTTTAAACATATTAGGATATTTCTTTTGGTCGTACTTGCCCCAAAAGTGGTTTTTAACAGCTACATGAATTTTATATGCTTCTAAAGGTTCCATTTATACATCTGCCAATAATATACATTCTTAGGCCAAACTTCTTTTGTATCTAACTCTTTGACACATTTATAACCTGAACTTTCCATTATCTTTTTAACTGTTCCAGAAGATAGTTTGTGCCAATAATTCAAAGGATTTTGTATAAACATACCATTTGATCTGCCTAAAGGATTGTGTTTATAATCATATTCATATGGTACTACACCATCTTCTTCAACATCTATATTTGATATAATAATTTTATTGGGTGTAGAATGATTAACTATCTTTTCCAACAAATGCAAAGGAGCTAGCAAGTGATATAACAATCCACAACATACGACCACATCAAAAGGCCTTCTTTGACTAAAAAACTCTTCGTAACCATTATGATATATGCTTGCATTTTGTATGCTCTTTTGTTTAATAGACTTCTTTAGCCCTTGAGCAGAAAATATTTCAGGCTCAACTAGCATTAAATAACTTGGATCTTGTTTTAGAATTAATTTTGAATGATGTCCTGGACCAGGACCTAACTCCAAAACACTTTCATGGCTCTCTATAGAAGAAAAGAATTCTTCATATGACCATTCTAAATATTTGTTCCACTGCTCTTTTTCATTCATAATAAAGTGTTTGTCTTTCTCTTTTCTTTAAGTAAATTAAGATCTAATGCTTCTTCTTTTATTTTTGCTTTGATAGAAGCTGTTAAGAACTTACTAATACTTTCAATTTCAATTGACTTCTTTTCACAGTAATCTACAACCATATCCATACATGGCGAGTTCGTATTGAATGCCATCTTTTCTATATATTGTGAAAACTCTGTTGAAGTATGAAACTCTTTTGTAACGAGAAAGACATCACTAACTTTTTCTTCAGTCATTTTTATCGTGTTGTCTACTACTACTCTTGCCGTCATTACGTTTATTCTCCTTCACCCATTGTTTAATATAATCGTGTACATCATTATGGCATTCTATATAAGGTTGAGTGCAACAGGTGCGCTTTGCCTCTCCCTTTCTATCAAATGTATGTACCACAGGATGATCAAAAGCTTTTGCTATTGATGAAATGCTTTTGGGTTCTCCTTTTCCAAAGTGTGCTACTGAAGGTACGTTAGGATCAGCCATAAGCTGTAACATGCCTTGCACAACATCATGAACATGGGTAAAGTCTCTTTCCTTTTTCCCTGTTCCATAAATCGTTAATGGTTCGCCTTGTAAGTAGTCTTGTTTAAATTTCCTAACGACTGTGCTATATTCTCCATAGTCAGCCTCGCCAGGTCCATATACATTATAAAAGTACATTAAAACATAATCTAAAGAATATAATCTCCTATACAAATATAATAACTGTTCACACATTATTTTGCTAAATGTATAAGGATTTTCTTGTGCTTCATTATATTGTGTACTAGATGAGGTTGCAAAAAATAATTTACAATTAAATACTCTAGCCCAATCAGCTACCGTTGTTGTAGTAGCAATATTATTGGTTATTGTTTCAGATGGATATTCTAATGCTCTTCTAACTCTTGGACTGTTTGCTAAATGAAATATACAGGCGGGAGGTTCAATTGTTGCGTGATGAGGATTAAAGGTTGAGACTTCAGCCTTATGATACTCCACGTTTTCATGTCTAAAAAATACTTTACCGGTTCTATTGTCGTCAATTACTGTAACAAAAAATCCTTGCTCAAGTAAATTTGCAACGAAATGTGATCCAATAAAACCGCACCCGCCTGTTACTATTATGTTTGGCATATCCGTTAACATTCTACTATTATAGATTCTTTAGAACTAATTATCAAGAGGTTTATAGAAGATATGGTTGTCTATACTAACCGTTTGAACATAATGGTTAGCCCAATCTGGATTAACCTTTTTACTGTGGTACCATAAAGCACCTTGTGTAAAGTCTGTTGCTTCCCAACCTAACATTACAGATGCTAATAACAATATTTCGTCCCAACAAGATTCTGTAGGGGTATCTGATTTTCCATCACAATACCAACTGAACTGACACGAGTGAAGATCTATTCTACCGCTAGGATAGTATTTAGTCTGTTTAACAACACCACAAACCGTGTCAGGAAAGTTAGGGTGTTCTACTCTGTTGAGTGTTACTAGAGCAACTGCAATTCTTCCAGCAGTTGATTCACTTCTAGCTTCAAAATATATATTCTCTGCCAAACATTGGACGTCTTCATGGTGTTCTGCCTTAACAGGACCTGTAAAAAATCCTAGTAACATTCCAAGAAATAATATTGGTAACAATGGCCATTTACTACTCATAGTCTTTGCCTCCTTTATTAGAAGTTATTTATACCGTATATTATAGCGGAGTTTTAGCCTAGAATCAAGCCCCAAAGTACCAAAAGCGCTGTGTGTATAAATATAAGTTGGTGTTATATAACACCATAACGGAAAATTATAGGAGGTTTTTATGACCACGGCAACATTGGGTACAGTTGCGAGGCGCATGAAAGCCAAAATTGACAGACTAAGTGAAGATCCTAGATACCCCGAAAGAGGTTATCGGAAAATCAACGACGCGGTTCAGCTAGTAACTTACATGATAGCTCCGATACTGTTACCATTTATATTAATGTACCTCCAGATGAAGGGAGGCTAAAATGTTCATACAACAGATATGGGAATTTTGTAAAGCGTATCCAGGATGGGCAGCAGCATTTTTCTTTTGCGGCTACCTCATAGGGTTAGTAATAAAAAGTTCTATGGGCTTAATTAATTAAGTCTCGAGGGAGGGTAATCTAATTGGGTTACCCTTTTCCTTTCTCTGTTAGTACATGTCAACATAAATAATACTATGAAACACATGATCAAGTGGCTAAAGATATGTGCCCTGTTACTTACAATAATGCTTGTTGTTCATGCAATTGAAGTCACATACGATATCCTGTATCACAGAGACGCCGGCACACTTTTCATCCCACATTAAAAAGAGTTACAAAAATAGCCCTTTCCTAACCTTTCTTTTATATAAATAAATTAGTGGCAGATAGTTTATTGCCACAAGGAGTAAAAATGAAAAGAATAATAACAGCTGTTTTTCTTTTTTTCACCGTAGTCGTTAGTGGTTGTGCTTCAGTTGGAGCAGCCATAGACACAGTAAGAGACGTTGCTGCAACAGCAGTCGATACTACTGTTCAAGGAGCGGCCAACATAGCATCAGCAGTGGCTGAGGATGTAGTAGATACAACCAGTTTCGTAATCGAGCAAGGCGCAGGAATAGTAGAAGACGCTGCTGCTAAAGTAGATGAAGAGACTGATGAGCTATCAACTAGGAACGAGGTAGAAAAACCAGACTTTCCTACAGGTGAGTTGAAAGATTAACTAGCTAGTCAAATTAAAGGGCCTGGATATATTCTCGAGTGTGTTCAGGCTTTTTTTTCATATGCGTCTCTGGCTTCCATCAACTTAGAAACATAGTTGTCTCTCTTTTCAACAAAAACCACCGGACCTTCATCTTCTTGAGCCATTAAAATAACCGTTTGATCTACAGGTATCCCTGTTCTTTCTTCAAACATTATGGCATAAGCTGAACATTGTATGAACATATTTTCACACATCCATTTTTCTTTCTTTTTCTTAGAAGTTTTAAAATCTATTATAGATAATCTTCCTCTATATTCTGCAACACAATCTACCTGGCCTGCAAGTCGTAAATGATCAGAATATAAAGTTGATTCAAGTGCTCTTATATTATCTATTTCGTTCAACAAAGGACGAAAGTCTGAATACATTTCTTGATCTAAAATACTAAGATTGGATACATCTTCAGTCTCATTACGTAGAGCATTCTCACAGAGCTTATGAATTGATGTTCCACGAGTTGTTGCAATTCGTGTTATTTTATTTGCTTCTTTATGACCCACACGTTTGCGCCAAGCATCAATGCTTGGTTTTGATTTGTGGGATAAAATTGTTGTAATTGAAGGGTACAACAAACCCGAAGGAGTAACATATCTCCTTCCGTTGTCTGTATTGACACGTTTAAGCCCGTCTATTTCAACGGGTATATGATTAAACATAATTTACCTAATCCAGCATTTATATCCTGAGCATTGGTCTTTTGGTTCGTAACAATAAACGCAAACACCTTTTTCGTCTGCTTCTTTTTGTTCTTGCTCGAACTCATGTTGTTCAGCTGCTGCGTCATTGTGTGCAGCTAAACCTTGTTCAAGGTCACGAACTTCTTCAGGTGTATATCTACCACCAGAAGCCTCTGCTAGGATTTCATGATATTCTTTAGTCATTCCTCACTCCTACTCCCCAATCAATAACAACAGGAAATCTAGGTACTCCGTCTGGGGATTTTTCGAAGTATCTAACTGTCACCCAATTAGGTTTTACTTCCTGTTCCAATAAATCTTTTAGTGCTGCTTGGTTGCCTCGAACTCCACTTCTAAATGTTCTACCATCTCCAAGTTCAAGTTCAAAGTGTTTGGCATATCCAGACCAGTTACCTGAGCCTTCTAATACTTCTACAACATCAAATTCTTCTGTTATAAACTCCTTCCTTTTCAACAAATTTTTACTTCTTTTGTTATCATAAGGAGCATTGTTTCTAACCATTTGTCCTTCATAACCATCTTCAGTATATTCTGAGTATAACTTATCTAAAGCTTCTTGATCATCACATACTTCTGTTGGAACGTGAATTACTTTAGCGTGGTGTATTACTTTTGGCAACAAACTAATTCTATCTAAAAATAGTTTATCTGTGTCTTTTGGATCAAAACAATCATAAACATGGTATTCAACCAAGTCCATTGTTTCGTATAATTCTTCTTCGCTAGGTTTAACTTTACGAACAAGACTTGTAATTTTATTAAAATTATCCTTTAATTCGTGATTGTAAAGTTCACCATCTAAAATTATATCTGGATACACATCAAAAAACGGTTTTAAAGCAACCACTATATGTGGGCATGTAGTAATTTCTTTTCCTGCCCTAGTATATAGTCCATCTATTCTAGCAATACATCTAATGCCGTCTAATTTGGGTTGACTAATGCCACTTGGTTGTGGTCTTTTTGTATAGTCATGTGCAAGTTGTGGTTTGAACTTATCGTAAGTATCAACCTTTGAAATGTCTTCGAAGTATTCTTTTTCTACTTTCTTATCCCACATTGCCTGTGCTTCTTTTTGTGCTTGTTCAGCATCTGTAGTAGCATTTGCTTTGCCTGTGTTCTTACCTGTAGCATCTTTCCAACCACTTGTAACTAATTTGCCGTCTTTTATACCAGCAATAGTTCTAGTAGCATTCAATACGCCATTGGAATATTCAACTGTTAGTTCACGAATGTTTCCGTTTGTGTCTCTTTTGTAGAGTGTTGGTAAAGGAAATATCATCTTAACCCCAATCCTTGAAATGGCCATCTGCTTCGTTGTCATTGTAGCCTTTTGTGTACTCTACAATTTCTTGAGCTGTCATATCTTTTAGGTTAACTCGATCAGTAGTATAAGTAGCACCTTTGTAATAGTGAGGATTAAATCCTCTTCCGTAATAACTATCTGCTGAACCTCTATCTGCTGGGCTTCCGTGTCTGTGTCTTATATTCATGCTTTCACCATTTCTGAAGCGCCTCTGTTGAGCCTTGTTGTTTTGCCTCGAACACCACCTGCTGAGTAACCAGCTATGTAATGTGGTCCAGTCCATGCTACGCTGTAGTTTTCAAAAACGTTTCCTCTAGGTCTATTAAGAGCTGGAGCATTGTAACCTGCTGCTTTTAAAATATCACCTTCACGGAATCTTTCATGTGTTAAGTTTACAAAACCCCAAACACTTCTTTCTGAAAGTATTTTAATAAATTTACGGCCAACTTTTATTTCAAGTCCTGCTTTAAATTCTTCAATTCTGGCTTCTCCACGATCCATGTCGTAACCACTTTTTTCGTAGCTTACTCTAGTCCATCTGTCGTAGTCGTTGCCAATAGCTTCTAGTAGTTTTTCTAGTGCTTTTGTTAGTTTTTTGTCCATCTAAGTCCTCACTTTTTTATTTAATATACATACATTATGCACTCTCGTGAACCAAAAGTCAAGCATTTTTAGGGTAGTTTTTTGAATCTTTTTATAAGCATGCTCCTAAGTTATTGATTTTTGAACATCATATATGTGCTCAAGGCGCGGATCACCCCCTTTTAATCTTTGTATATAGGTCCTAGCTTCTTTTTAACTCGTTTCAATGAGTCTCGGACGGCAGATGACTTCTTGTCTTTTGCCCCATATGTGTCTGCTAAACCAGAAGTTGGATTAGCGTCTGCAATCCTAGATAAAACCTGTTTAAATCCATCGGGCGGTCTTGTTCTGTCTCCTGTTCCTCCTACTATGTTTGGAGCTCCAATTATTTGTCGTAAATGTGGGTTAGCTTCTAACAATGCCTCTTTAGCTGAAATGGACATGAAGTCCTCATATACATCTCCCGTAATTGTATTCTCTATTGTATATGTTGGCATTGTATTATCCTTTAATGAACCGCTATTGCGATTTCTTCTACACTATCTATAATTTTAAAGATAGTCTTTTTACTTTGAGTTGAAAAGAGTTCAGAATTATAACCTTGTATTAGGCATTCCTTGATATATAATGGATCAAGTTTCTTTAAAACAGGTCGTGTATATCTTAACTCTCTAAAGCCCCAAGTATTCAAACACAGTAAAGCAATGTCTATTTCCTGCTCAGTAAAAAATGCCATCCGATAGCCTTTTATTACTTTTGGCTTCGGTTCTTTTTTCTTAAATGGAATTACCTTTGCCTTCTGTGTGTCCATATTAGTTATTTATATCCTATAATTTGTCTAACCAAGGAATAATTACTTCTTGGGCAAATAACTTTTGATATTTTTTTGGTGGATGATCTGGGATTTGTGTCTCGAATCCTTTCTCTTTACAAAAATCAAGTAGAGTAGATGAATACCAAGTAAAAGGATTTATTTGAGATTCTAATAATTTTGAAGTCTCGTATGTTATATTAAACAAACTATGATCCCACGCTTTAAAATTAAACAAAGGAATTTCTTTTATCTCACATAACCATTGAACACTTAATATATTTTCTATTGTTTTTAAATATTGTGCCTCTTCATTATGAAAGTTTTTAAGAAACAATCTCATTTTCCAATCTATATGATCGTCGCCAAACTCCCATAGGCCATAATTTCCACCACTTTTTAACCAAGAAGAATTTTCTCCTGGAAGGCCGTTATGCATTGGGTTAAGATAATCAGTTCCATCTAGCTGTTTTGTTTTAGGTACGACATAGTTGCTAAAAGATCCTGAGTGTTTGCCTCCGTTATCCCATTTATCGGGGTCTGGATTATATTTTTTATAAAGACTCTCATATAAAAAAGGATCATCATCTTTATGAAAATACAGTTCAAATCTATTAGGATCAGACCAACCAACAACAACCGCGTCTGGTGACCGTCTGTATATAGCATTTATTGCGTTCCTAGCAATCATAGAATTGCATGCTGCCATTTCAGAAGACCTAATTACTTCATAGTCTTCTAAATAATATGGCCATGATGTCTTTGGGCCTGGAGCCATAGCAGAAAAACTATCACCACCTGCTAAGACGTGCATACTTTTACTCCATACTTTCTTTCAAAGGCTTGGCCGTCGCTTTTAGTATTAACAATTGGTTTACCTTTTATATTAAGGCTCGTATTAAGTAACATAGGACATCCTGTTTCAAAATAAAATTCGTTAAGCAAGCTATATAATCCTAAATGTTGCTTTTTGTTTACTGTTTGAACTCTTGAAGTGCCATCATAATGAACTATGGCAGGATATTTCTCAGGTTCTTTGCACTTAACCGTGTATTGCATAAAGGGCGCTTCTTTAACAGGCATGTGGAAATACTTATCTGCGTGTTCTTCCATTATAACCGGTGCGAAAGGTCTAAACTCTTGTCGTCTTTTAATTTTGTTTACTTTATCTTTTATATCTTTGCCACGAGGATCTGCTAATAAGCTTCTATTACCCAATGCCCTGGGGCCAAATTCTGCTCTTCCATTAGCAACACCTACTATATTGCCTTTGAGTAGTTCACTTAATACTGGCCACACAGGATACATACCTTCTATATTATATCCTAAATAAGGTGTAAAATCTACGTGCTCTTGTGTGTGAGCTAATACTGCTCCTAATGAAGAGCCTGCATCTCCAGGGTTAGGCATTATCCATACATTATCATAATACTCTAATGCAATAGTATTTGCTACACAATTTAATGCACATCCTCCTTGCAAGACCAAGTTGTTTGTATAGTCCCACTTTTTAGATATCTCTAATATTTTCCTAAACTCTTCTTCGTATATTTTTTGTGCTGCTGCTGCAAAATCAAAATATAGTGTTTTGTGTGGGTCGTCTATATGTTGCATAAATGATCTGCAACCACGTTGTAAATTTTGTTGTAACAACGGTTTCATATCATTATAAAATCTATCTGGATCTCCATAAGCTGCCATGCCCATTAAAATATACTCGTCCTCATTTGCTTTTAATTCACATCTATCTGTAATAGCAGAATAAAACATACCTAAGGAAGTAGGATAACGTGTACTCCACCGTTTACCTAATGCGCCACTCCATATACTTGAAGTTGTCCACTCTCCAATGGCATCTATTACAATAACACTTCCATTAATAAAAGGACTTGTAAACATACCAGCTGCTGCGTGTGATTTGTGATGTGTTGTATATTTTACTGTCCAATAATCTAAACCATAAGACCTAAGTAATTTTTTAACGTTATTCTTTTGCCATGGAAGTCCACTATATAAACGCCTCGTATTTTTCCAAAAAGGACTTTCATGCCAGTACAATGTTTCAGGTTCTCCGTACTGCATGGCATCTTGTACTAGAGCTTTATTTAAATTTTTATCATTTTTAATACCACTGTAACGTTCGGCATGTCCTGCAAATAAAATTTTATTATCTTCAAACACAGATATAGCTGCGTCATGATGTCCTGCTGATATACCCCATCTAATCATTTTTATATGGATGCAAGGACAATAACATATCCTTCTTTCTAGTTTTAAGTTGATGTAGTTTATTGTGATGTAAGAAATGAAACCTATTAAAAGCAAGTTTATGTCTTACTGCATTATATCTTTCATTCTTTTCATCTGTTGAGTAATTCTTCCAGTTTTCTAATTCTTGTATTATATAATTGAACCTTTCTTTTGGGTCTCTAACAACATCATAATACTCATTAAACATTTCAGGAAACGTTTGAAATCCTTGTTGTCTTAAATAACGAAGTGTAAATGGTAAGCTCACAACAATAAGTGGATGATAATTCATTAAAGGCTTATAGGTTTTTTCTGTGATAAAAAGTTGTGTGTCGTGTCTCTGCCTATTTTCTGGCTCTGTAAAAATAGTTTCATTAACTAAGGAAAAATAAGAACTCTCATAAAGTTTTTTATCATAGTATCTATCATCTTGTTTGAGTGTCTCTGTTGAAATATCTAATTCAATTGATTTTGGTTCTTTAAAAAATTCATTTAAATGATCTTTCTGTGTTTTTGATTCTAACATAATCTCTGAGATCTGTAGAAGTTCGCTAGCCCATTGGTTTCTATATTCTCTTTCCCCTTCTACATCTCCATAGTATCGTAACAAAAAGCTTATATAAGAGTGTTCATTATAACCCAGTCTGTATAATTCTGATACGACCGCCAATCTATGAGGCCGAGGCAGTCCGTTGAAATTTAGTAAATCATGTGTTTTGTCTTCGGCTGTTGGGACTGCATGTAGTGTCTCTCTTTCATAACTAGAGTTTGGTTCAATAAACTTTCTTGCATGATCTAAGGTAAACAATCCTACTTCTAATGGATCGGTTCTCAATACATATTGTTGCCGATATAAAAATTGAAAATAATCGTAACCAATTGCTTTAGTAAACTTTCCTTGTTCGCCCATTGGATTGCTGGTAATCCAATGATCATAGTTTTTAGCAAAGTTTATATCACCAAAGATAAAATAAGAATATATTCCATTTAACTTGTTACTAGATAATGCCCCATTTAATTTTTCCATCCACCAATGTGCGTCTAAATGAAATCCTTCGTGTGGAAATACAAAAACTATTTGAATCATTCTTTTCCTAGCTAAGTCTTTTACTTTATCTGGAATAGAACTTACAAGGTTTGATACCTCATCTAAATAAGCAATTTCAATAAAATAGTAATTGTGTAATGGATGATTTTTGCCATGTACATTTTCATTAAACTTGCTTAAATCCATTAACTTGTAATTTAACTCTGCGTATTCATACCACCAATTTATATTTGCTAATTTGCTTACTGCAATGCCTTGGCCTTCACTATACATGTTTCCTCCCAAAGGGCTGTCTAGTTTGTCAAACCACAAATAAAATATATCATTAGGATTATGAAAAGATCTATCAACAATAAAGGGAGGTTCTATATGTGTTTTAAATTCTTTACGAGGGTTTGCTGGCATACCTAGTTGCCATTGTCCTTTTTTCCAATGATCTCTCTTAGGTTGTGGTGGGTAATCTTTTGCAAACGTTTCCATTTCAAAGTAAAAATCCCAAGGAATTTGTATAGAGTTTTGTTCATTAGATTTAAATACTTCATCAATATTTGATATTCTACGAGAATTTTCTTCTATTACTTCTTCTAAACGTTTCCTATTAGCTTTTAGTCGAGGTAGCAAATCTTTATATTTCTCTTCTAGTTCTTGGTACGAATATTTTGTTAAATTGGCCAACTGTTGTGTTATGTAGTCTGCTCGCCTTTCCCAATCTGAATGAGATAAATTTATTAAAATGTCTGGAAACATATCTTCAAAAATGTCAAACCCCATTTCTTTTAATTTCTTATAAAGGTTTTGATCTCCTAAAATTAAAAAAGGCCTTAAACCTATAATGGGTTTAAAAGTTTTTTCACTAAGTAATACATCTGTATGAATTGTTGTTTCTGTAACTACTGTAAGAAAATGTCTTTGCCAAATTTCACCGTCTCCTAATGAAATGATATCATTTTCATTTTGTCCTTCCCACTCATTAATTATTTTTAAGGTTTTGTTATCATGTGATTCTTCTAATATAATTGGATTAGGAAAATTATAACGTGGATCTTCTATTGTAGCAGAAACAATTCCAAAATTTTCTAAACCATTTTCATGTATTCTGTTTAATAAACCAACTCTGTGATCATGTGGTTTTCTATTGTAGCATAAAAAGTGTTTGCCGTTTTCGCCGACAGTTGCTGAACGAACCAATTTTGGTTCTTCTTTGTATTTACTTTTATTAAAATATTTCCAATGATCTTTTATATACTGTAACCAAAAGCTAAAATAATATCCTTTGTTTGTATTACCTATGTGATATACTCTTTCAAATTTATCTTCTATTAATTTATGCCCGTCTGTTCTTGTTTTAATGCAAGCAGTATTTTCCCAATCAGGGCCGGAATAAACTGCTGCTTCAGTACATGGTGTTTTATCAATGAAATCTTTTAACCCGCTGGAATCATCACCCAACCAAGTTGAGTTAATTAAGCAAACATGACTAGGAAGTTTTTCTAATAATAAATTTTTTAAAAAGCTTTCTGTTCTTCCTATGGATTGTGTTCCTTTGTCAAACCCCTTACTGTAATATCTATTCATATATAAAAGGGTCCTGTTTTCTAATACGTTTTATATGCCAATCAGGATCTATATCTGCCATCTCGGGAATTTCTTCTTGCCAAGTTTGATTTCTAACAGCGTCAATACGTTCCATTTCTAAAATAAATCTTTCAATCATCTTGGGATTAAATTCTTGTGACCACATAAATTTTTTAAATCCTCTAATATGTCTTACTAACATTTCTGTTCTCCAAGCAGGCTTGTAAGTTGTTAGTAACTCTTCTTCCCAGTCTGTGTATAGTTTATCTATTAACTGTTTTTTGTTTGGATGTAAAATTCCAACGTTTAACCAAAAAGGAAAGTGGACTAAGTTTATGTGGAAATTATGTGGGTTATCTATCAATCCTTGCCTCATTAATTCTCTCATAAAGTCTGGCTGGTGCATAACATTTTGTATGCTTACTGTAGAATTAATATTAAACTCTACCTTAGGGGTTCTTTCTTTCATTTCTAATCTGTTATTAACCCACTTCTCCCAATCCAAACCTGTACGAACAAACTCTCCTCGAGGGCCGTAACCATCTAAACTTGCTGCCATTGTTACTCTATCAAATTTGCCCCATGAATCTAATATGTTTTGATTTTTATAAAAGAACTGACTTAAATTTGAGTTGTATAATAAGTGTACATCTGTTCTTCCCATTTCAACAAGTCTATTAATAATCCTGTAATGCTCTTCCATCATTAAAGGTTCACCACCAGCAAAATATATTTTTTCTACTATAGGAAAATATGGCTCTATTTGTTCCCACAATTCAAACACTCTACCTTTCTCAGGAAGATCGGGTGGCAAACTACCCCATATCTTTTTAGTATCTTTATACCAACCGGAGCTTAATTGTGGACCACAGCTACGACATGAGAAGTTACATATATTAGAGAAACGAAAATCCCAATAAGCTAAATCCATTTCATCTAGTGTTCCATCTTCTTTTACGTCATCCCACTTGTGCATGTAATGTTTAAAGTCTCTGTTACCTGTTATTCTAAAAGACTCGTTGCCGGTGTCTTCTTCTTTAAAACAATTAACGCATTCCGGAGGTCTTTCACCTGCTAACATTTGCCTTCTAATTTTGCGCATAGGTTCTTCATTCCAAATCTCTTTTAAAGTATGGGTTTTTAATGATCCTACTTGATGATCGCTATTACCAAGACAACAAGCATATACGTCTTTGTTAGGCCATGTATGTAAATGTATTAAAGGTAATACGCATTTGGTATCTTTAGTTTTTGTCATAGTCTTTTATTAATTCATAAAATTCCGGAAAGACATCTTTATACTTTTCTTTTCGTATAATGTCTTGTCGGTTTGTAATGTCAAAGAATCTATACATAAGATTCTCATCACGTTCAATTGTTAAATAATTTTTTACATTATCATAAAATATTTCGCCTTCACTTTTTTCAAGTATCTTTTCCTTTATATTTATTGGAAGTATAGCAGGGTCATAGTAGTCTGGCTCTGTAACATAGTTAGGCGAAACGTAAGGAACAATGGTTTTAAAATATTCGTGAAACTCTTTTAAATAATATATGTTCAATATAGAAATTGTTTGTAGTATAGAACAAAATATATTATCATGTCTACTTTCTAATCCTTTAAACCAATCAATTGTTTCTGTTGTTTTCTCCCACTTTGCCGGATACCTCATGTATTCATTTCGTCTTTGTATGTCATCTATAGACCACATTAACTGTACTTCTTTAAATTCCTTCCAGGCATCTTCATAGTCTTTTCCTGAAACCGTTGTATTAGTAGAATAAACTAATGTAACATTCTTTGCTACATCCTTTTTAACAAGTTCTTCTAAAAATCCAAGGTGTTTGTCTATAAGTAACGGCTCTCCACCATTTACATAAACATATCTTAATTCGTTTATATGTGGTAACAATCTATCCCAAAAGTTTTGATCTAGTGGCCAGTTCATATTAGTTTGTGGTACTCGTAAATAACTTTCTTCTAAATCTAAAAGCTTCCACTCCTTTTTCCAACGTGAACTTGAAATAGGATTGCATGTCCTACACGCTAGGTTACAATGGTTGCCTAAGCGCAATTCTATAAATTCATAATTAACTTCTTTTAAACTACCATCTATATTTGTTATTTTTATAGCATCTTCTTCATTAAAATTTAAACGTTTAGACTCAACTGTTCTTTTACTAGAGTTTCCTGCTGCTTCTGAGTTCCAACACTTTTTACATTGATCAGGATACTCTCCATTAAGCATTTTTAATCTAACATCATTAAAACTTTCGCTGTTAGTTATTTTATTGAAGTCGTATTTAGTAGACAACAAGGTATTGAATACTCTAGTCTGTGAGATTGTAAAGTGTGCATTGGAAACGCCGTTAAGTGTTTCTGCCTCACAACATAAACTAACCTGGCCATCAGGGTGTGTTGCTAAGTGATTCCATGGTAATGGACAAAATGATTTAGATCCCATCCCACCACTCCTTTCCTGGATCATTTAATATCTCTCTAAATGTCAACTCTTGTTCTCTTATTTTTTCTAAAAACAAAATATTTTGCTTTCCGTTCTTTAATCCGTTTTGTAGTTCGTCTCCTTCCCATTGTTGTTCAAAACTTTTTCTTTCTATTAAGTTTTTAAGTGAATCAATATATACTTGTGTTTTCCAAGTTTTCCTTGGCTCCATATACTCTATAAGTTCGTTACAATAAGGTTCAACAACAGATTTCGGTAATGCATCAGGACACATAAGAACAAATGGATCAAAGCCATATGTAAATTTAAAATAAGATTTCACGTCTAGTTCTGTTACAACATCAAACAAATCTTTTAATCCAAATAAACCAGGTGTTGTAAGTGTAACATCAAATGCTAAAGCATCGTCTCCATATTCATCAATTAACCACATGCCCTTTTTAAAGTTAACCAACCACTCGTCCCACTTTATTCCTGTCCTTATATACTCACCTATTGCTCCTGCTCCATCAATACTTGCGCATATATTCATACTTTTAAATCCGTCTAACATATCATATAAGTTATAATGCTTATAATCAATTCTGCTGAGATTTGTGTTGTAACGTATAGTAATATTGCTTTTATGTTTTGAGTCTTTAAGTTGATCCATTATTGTCCAATGTCTTTCCCACATTAAAGGCTCTCCACCCACCCAATAAATCTCCTCTATTATATCTTGATCTACTGCTGCTTGTAATTCTTCTTCTAATACTTCTTTTTGAAAGTTTGTTATTTTCCTTCTGTTATTTGGTTGTAACCAGGGATCTTCTTGCATACGGTTGTTTACTTTGTTTTCTGCTTCCCAAGATGATGATAGTTGGTCGCCACACATTCTACATTTGAAGTTACATAGATTAGATAAACGATAATCATATGACACCGGAACCATTGTTGTATAGCCTGTTTCATCTGTCGTGTCTAATATGTCTTGTATCTTATGTGGGAATAGTGTATCTACAAAATAAGATCTATATGTATTTAAGTTTAAAACATTTTCATTACATACAACACATTGAGGGATTGCCTCTCCTGCCATCATACGTTTCCTTATGTCTTTCATATACTCACTATTCCAATGGTCTTTTAATGATGTAGGATTAAAAGTTGCCTCTGGGTTTTGTTCACCTGTATCAAGATACTGTTTCTGAAAGTCTGATTCTTCTCTACTAGCACAACACAGACGTCGTTCACCTTGCGGGCTAACGTAAGTATGTGTCCAAGGTGCTGTACAAAGATATTTCATTTCAGTTCTCTTACGATTGTTCCGTTGAAGTCATCATAGCAGCCATTAGAGAATGGATCACCATTCCAATTATCTTCTGCTATCAGGTCTTTAATTCTGCTCCATATTTTATTAAGTTGTTCATCTTGCTCAACGATTTTATCTACCCTATCCATCATGGAGAGGATGGTATCTCCAGCGGACATATCACAGGATATTTTTCCTCCCTTCGCGTGGCTTATTCTAATATACATCAGGACAGCAGGGCCGGGATCTTGATGTTCCAGTAACAATAAACGTTGATGCTCGAACAACCCATTGACCGCCTGAACAACATTCAACGCAATCGGCGCCCGTTTCTTATCTATGTCCACGATAGTATTACAGATTGAAATTAACCAACGAAGGGTGAGATTTTTTATTATAATATCTAAATGGGAATTCGTCAGACTGAAGAATTCTTTTTTATCTTTGGCTTTATTGTAGCGTCTAATTTTAATGATAGCAGCAATTAACAAATGACATTCATTTGGCCAAGTATGAAATTGTAAACCTGTTGTTTTCATAATGTGTGGTGTAATCCTGGCCCGTGATCTATGAACGTTTTATCTTCCATTATCTCAAAAATTCTCGTTCCTAGTTCTATAGCTGCACGATCATGTGTTGCCATTATTATAGTTTTTCCTTGATCATTAAGTTTTTTTGACAATGATAAAATTTCCATTCGATCTTCTCTGTCTAATTCCTGGTCTGTTGGTTCGTCAAGTAAATATACATCATGAGGTTCTGTGAGCGCTCTAAGTACATCTATGGATTTCCTCGGATTCGGAATATCCCATCTTATTATAAAGCAAGTCTCTGGATACTTCCTATTTAATTCTCTAAGAATAGATGTTTTACCTGCCGTGGCATTACCGTATATAACAACAAATTCTCCTTGTTCAATTTCTATGTTTATTCCGTGTATGCTTATGTTAATCATATTTCCACCCATGGTCTGTTAATACTTTATAAAACTCTGGAAAGAATTCTCTAAAGTCTTCTTTCCTATATTCATCACTTGCTCTCACACTAGGAAAAAATTTTCTCCATTCTAAAGGGTGATGTTTCTTACCTTTCATAAAGTTAATTATTTCAACTATTCTAGGATCTTCTTGTCCTAAGTGTCTCTCAATTACATCTTTAATATCCTCAGGTATGTTTTGTATATTAAAATGTGGAGGCCCATGAACTAGATTTAAATATATACTTTCACTTTTAAAGTATTCTAAAAATTCAGGTATGTACCAAATGTTTAATAAACTTACTGTATGGGCAATTGAAACATCAAACTTTTTATTTGTTTTAGATATCTCTTTTAAAGTATTAAAGTTCTTAATAACCGGCTCCCATTTTGCTGGGTGTCTCATAAATTCAAATCTATTTTGTATGCCATCTAAACTAAAGTCCATTGATATATGTTTAAATTCATTTAATATATTAAACTTCTCTTCGTCCCAGAGGGTTCCATTTGTGTTGTAATGTAAACTTATATTTTTTGAATACCCTAACTCAATAGCATGTTTTAATACCTTCCATTGCTTCTTCATTAACAATGGCTCTCCACCATACATATCAATATATCTTATATCTGATAAATGATTAAATATATCGTCCCATATGGCACTATCATCCTCAAACGATTTATTAAACTGTCTAAAATATTCTGTAAACTCTTTTTTACCGCTTGCAATTGATCCGTATCCATCGTGTAATGCCAAAAATTCTTTGTTCCAAAAAGAACTATTATCCGGACCACACGTTCTACATTTTATATTACATGTGGTTCCCATGTTAAGATCTAAAATTTGAACTTGTATCTTTCTGTCTAAATCTGCTCGATGTTCATTGTCTATCATTCTTTTACTTCTTCTGCCAACATTCTCTTGGCTCCAACAATAGTTACAATGTGGATCTTGTACTCCTTTCTTTAAATTCTCTCTGATAATCGTTGCTGTACGACTATTAATAGCATCATCTAAACTATTTCTACGAATGTTTAACTCATTGCCTAATTCGTCTTGATAAGGTATCATTTGTAAACAACAGCTTGTACATGTACCTTTGTTGTCAACACGAACACCCTTATCTAAATTAATGCAATAGAGCTCACTCATCATAGTCTCCTAATGGCTCGTCTATGTTTTTGTTGTCGGGTTCTAATATCCAACCTTCTTCTTTAGCAATTCTATTTAGGTCTTCTTCTCCTACATTGTCTTTTGTACTATCACCTTCTGTTAGTTTTGCAACATTTAATATAGTAGGCGGTAAGGCGTCTAACCAATCAGTTAATATTTCAGGAAAGTCTTTTCGAATGTCTTTTCCTCTTCTTATATCGTATTGTTCGTAAAACGATTTAAAGTCTCTCCACAATGAAGTTTTAGAACTTGTACGTCTGTGTGGTGCATCAACATGATCTAAATAATCTATTAAACGTTCTATATTACTTCTTTCTATTCCTGTCCAAAGACCTTTATTATCTTGTGTGGCATACCAGTCCATAAGTTTCTTTCTAACATGAATTTTAATATGATCAGGCAATGCTAGTGGACTTTGAAAACTAGGGAAACGTAATAGGTTCAAAGTAACTGTTGGTGACTTTGTATTTTTAATTAATTTAAATTCGTAAACATGATCTAAAAATTCTGTAATAGAGAACAAACACAAACTATTAATTGTCATCATTATATGAAGTCCTTCATAGTTAGCTTCAGTAATAATACGTTTCATATTTTTGTTCCAAGTTTTCCACACAAAATTATCTCTTACATACTCTTGCTGTTCTTTATAACACTCTGCGCTTGTGTAAACATGAAACTTCTTAATGTCTTGGCTTTTCTCAATTAAGTTATCTAATAGTTTCTTCTTACATATTAGGTTACTATTAATTGCCAAACGCATTTCAGGACGCGCTTTCATTTTATCAAACAGTTTCCAAGTCTCGCCGGACATTAACGGTTCACCACCTGTAACTCTCAGCTCTTCTAATTCGTCTGCTAGTCCACTATCCCACCAATCCCAGAATGCTTTGATATATGGATTTGTTTCAGGTGTTACTGCATCCCTTCCAAAAGGCTCTGTCCATTTACCATCTTGTTGAAAAGCGGCCGCTCCATCACTTACCATGTTTTGATACGGTCCATCTTTCTTAATATCTTTAGCCCATGTAGTAGAGAAACTTGCATTACAATAACTACATGCTAAGTTACATACTCTATCAAATGCTATTTCAAATGTTTTTAAGTTTGTATTATCATTGAAGTCTGCGTTGTATGCTATATCTAATTGTTCGGGTGTGTATATGTTAGACTTAAATACTCTATCAGAAACTCTAGTATCTCCAGGTATGTCTTCTATCTTCCAACAATACTCACACTCACGTGGACGATCTCCCTCTTGCATCATCTTACGCATTGCTTTTTTATGTTTTGTATTGTGTATAGCTGAAGGATTTCCTTCTAACTCTACTAATGGAATTTTGTGTGCTGGAGGGTGATGACAGCTGGCGGTTGTTCCACTACCTAACCAAGTAGTAGCGTTATACCATTTAGCACCACAAAAACTTGCAGACTTAGTGTCTAAGTTTTCTTGTCTCCACTTAACTAGCTTTTTTACATCTTCAGACATTCCATTCCTCCAGTAGATGTGCCATTCCAGGATATACTTTAGTGAAATCCTTTCCCCTTCTCATATCATACGCCTTAATAAAATTAACAAAATCTTTTCTAAATTTTAATTGTGTTGGTTCTTGTAACAGGTAATCACACCAACGTTTTAATTGATCATACTCTTCTAAATA